CGGGCTATTAATTCCGCTCGATACTCAACCGCAAAATTGAACACTTTCTCCACTCTCGTCTTTAATTCCGTCAAACTCTCTCCCGCCGATACGCCCTCTTTCATCGTCTTTTCAAATTCAGCGATTGTCGTCTCGGTAATACACGTGCCGATTTCTTCGCTTACTCTGTCCAGCCACGATTTGATAAAATCCATATCCATGATCATGTCCTGATCAATTAAAGCACTCGCACCCCGCACGCCTGTCATCACCGTCTCGTACATCAAGGGCGTGATGATTTGAATCGTTGCCGTAATCTCTTCCGTCTTGGTCATGCTTTTAAAATCAACTACTCCTTGTTCACTCTTGGCAACTGAATCGACAAACCGTTGCTTTTGCTCTGTGAAAAAAGCGGACATTTTGCTTTTCCATACTCCCTCCAACTTTTCCTCACTGGCCATGCGGTCTTTATAGAATTTGTCTTTTTGCTCGTCAGTCAATCTATTGTTTTTGGTGACGATTCTTAATATCACCTGCTTATTGCCGATCAAATTACCCATAATCTTCTTTGTCACTTTCTCTGCCAATCTGTTTATTTTCAAATTTCTATTCAATACTCTTTTTTTGACATACTCTTGCTTTTTCAAATTGACTCTGTCTAGTCTAACCGCCTTGATTTTAATGACTTCCTTCTTCTCCCCGCCGATTAATGGCATACTGGACAAGGGCATATAAATATAGTCTCCACCGGACACCGCTTGCAGGCCATCCATTAATCTAATCTCATTTGTGGTCAACCATTTATTCCAACCCTCGGTCTTTCTTTTCAAATCCAACTCCTCGTCCGCCTTGGCTAATGGTTCGAAATCCAGCCACAAGTCCGTCCCGAACATCGGCACTAGAAACTCATTAATCTGCTCCATTAATTCCGTGGCTAATGGCTCCAGCGTCCACTTGTTAAAAACATACTCGGCCGCAACCGCACTGGCTCGATTCACGTCCTCGAATACTCCCAAGATCGGCTTGGGTACACCGAATATCGACAATATCTCATCGCGGTTCATCTTCCGACTTTCAATGAAATCCAAATCTTTCGGCGGAATCGTGGCTGGTTTGAATTTCATTCCGCCCTCTAATATCTGAACATGATATGAATTCTCATAACCTTGATAATTCTTCTTGAATTCTTTTTTTAAACGACTGATAGTCCCCTTCTCGGCATTGCCCTCCAGTTCCAAAAATCCGGACGGTCGGGCATCATTCTTCAAGAGATTGCTGTTTGATTGCAACATGTAGTCGTCATTCTCCGCCGTTTGTCTTACCGCTTCAATCACACCAATACCTTTGTCGGGATTTTTGGGGTTGTAATTTTTCAAAAATATCACTTCCTCCTTGGTAAATGTCCGCTTGTATGATCCGATTTCATAGACATAGCCAACCACTTGCCCGCTGTCATCCCGTTCCACCTTGAAAAACTCCGGTCGGGCAATAAACAAATTGCTCGGATACTTGTCGCTCGGATTCGTCTTTGATAATATCCACGGACTGGCACCCAATAGATCACGATACACGCAACTCAACTGCAAAAAATTATATTTGGTCATCTCCGGATTAACCCGATACAATAACTCCAATAATTCGTGTGCCAATATCTCTTCCACCTCACCATTGCTCTTGAGTCGATACAACTTAAACTCAATCTGTGCCAAACCCATACTTCGTCTGGCGACACAGGCGTAAACCCATGACTTATAAAAATCCAAAGCATCCGTCCTCGTTACAATCGACGACATCACGCCCGAATTCACAAAGAATGAATACGGCACCATTTTCTCACTCCAATTGAATAACTTCTTTAAAAAACTCATATCTTATTTTGGTAAATCGCTTTTTGCTTTTATTAAAATATCGTCAAAGGTCACCTTTTGACCGTCCTCAAAACTAACTTCAATCTCCGCGTAATACTTGCCCACCTCGTCAAAGTCAGTAGCCTCGACCGTATATTTGACTTCACCCTCCACACCATCAACCACTGTCATGTCACCCTCAAACTTGATCACATTCAATCCTTTCTTCTGCACTCGGAATTTGATACTGGACACGCCGTTTAAATTGATTGCGTTGCCGTTAAAATCTTTCAAATGGAAAACCAAGTCATACTTCTCGTCTCCTTTGATTGTCTCGATGTTTATTCTCATGACTTTGATTTAATAAAAAACTCTCTGGCTCCCTGTGCGACTTCATAAATCTTCTTTCTCGCGCTGGAAAATATCTTGGCCAAGGTGTCTAGCTTAACGATTGTGTACAATCCCTTGCTTAATAGCAACTGATAAAACCTGATTGTAGCCACTCCAACCGTACCAAAACTTGCTACGCTTATACTTTTAAACTTGGTGGCAATCTGCCCCATGCTCATAACCCCGACACCGAATACATCAATCACCTGTTTGATCACCGGCTCGGTGTAATACACCTTGAAAGCGAAATCATTGGCGGCGTGAGGCGAACTACCATAATATGACATTTCATCCAGATACGGATTTCCTCCCGAATTCTTACCCCATGCCATATATGTCGCTCCCGGGCGTTGCAGATTAATGTAGTACACTTTTCCGGGTGTTACCGCAAAAACATTAGTCAACCAAAACTCGTTCCATCCTTCATGCCCGAAATGAACATCTTGACGGTGCAACTCGGGTCCAAGTAAATCATCCTTGACAGCAATCGCCATGTCCGCCACATTAGGCGAACCGAGTGCATACAAATCAATCTTGCAGATATTCTTCATCCCGGCCGGGATTAGAATACCCTGATGCCAAGTCAGACCGGTAATCGTCGATGAATTGTTGACCGAAGTCTGACTAATGCCTAAAATCGCTTCCATATCACTGAATTTCAAGAATTATCGTAAATTCCACCTTGTCCCCGCTATTTACCCCAATGCCTCCAAAATCGCCGTGGATGAGCAAATTTCCAGCCGTAATGGCCGTAAATAAGCCTGCCTCGGTGATAGTCTTAGTCGCATTGGCCGTGTGCATACTTACCCACTGAATCTGATCCGACCGCGGTTGTGATCTCGTCGCCAAAATTCTTGCCTCGCTGGATTCATTAAACAAGGTCGTGTTGTTTTTTGATATCGTTCCCGTGCCTGTTCCCCAACCCACATACTCACCCACTGCCAAAGCCTGATCGTCAATCTTATCAATAATCCAATCCTCACAAGAATTGGTCAACACCACCGCAAAATACAAAATCCGATTGATTAGCTTTTCAATTTTATTCTCAATTGTTAAAATCATATGTTTATCTTTTAATAAAATTATTTCTAAATCTTAAACCTCGTCTCAACATCTTCCGTTCCTCCCACTTACCGTTCCGATACACACGCGCGTAAATATCCGCTCGTCTCGCCACCAGCACTCTCATGCCTCCGCTGATCTTATTCAAGAACCGCAATAATGTTTTTAGTATTTGTCTTTTAATCCATGTCATAGAGTTATAATTCTCGGTACCGGCCGTTTAGCCAGTTCGAAATACATTCTAAACATCAAGGCATCGGCTACATCGGGCGACCGTCCGATGTTTTCCTTGATCACATCTTTATCAACCAACGAAATCCGGGTGTCCTTGTCGACATTCTTCTGTTTCACCTGCTCCAATTCTTCAATCAATAGGCGCTTAATCTCACTGTCTCTCGGCTCATCGATTCCCAGCTGTCCCTCTTCCGCCAATTGTGCCATTTTGAAATAGCACTGGGTTTTTAGATTGGCGTAATTAACAATCTTTGTCTTATCCAACCTGGCCTCATCCGGCTGTATCGCTTGCGAATTGTTAACGAATCCGACACAACCGTCAATCTGATCCACCACTCCGCCACCGACACCGTCCTCGTCCAAAATAATATGTGAATGCCTGACCTGTTTTCTCTTGGCGTAGTTGATAATCCACTCCGCCGACTTGCTCGTGCTTTTCTTTATGTCATAATCCAAAATCGTTATTTCCTTGGCCTGTAGTCCCTCCCAATAAATGATAATCATCTTGTCTCTGCCTTTTCTCGCAACATCGCCGGTGATATACTTCTCTCGACTCTTTACCGCCTTATTAGTAAACAAATCGCAAATCGTGTCGTAGTCGAATAAGCAAGCCGGATCATCATCATAATTCCAATTACCCAATAGCAATCTCTCCCTCGTCGCCTTATCTTTAATACTCTTCAAATTGTTAATGTAGTGCTTGGAAATGTAGGGATTATCAATCGCCAGCGCCTGAATAAACTTCTTCTCAACCTCCAATCTTTTCTCCTCCCACAATTTGTAGAATTCCTGATACACCCACTGCTTGCTCGGATTGCAAGTCCCCAATATTTTCGGCATCAATCCAAACTCATCCAAGCGATATCTGATTCTCGACTTCACAATACTCCATGCCTTGAAAGTGATTTGATTCACCTCGTCAATGAACGCTCCCGTTATTTCCAAACTGCCCAGACTGTCGAAATTCGGATCGGACGGATACAGGAATAAATCTTTGAGCAAAATCGTGCTCTTGTTCGTAAAGGTGATTAAACCCTCATGTGCATTGTATTTAAAGTCATCCTCGTTCCTGATATCCCACATCTTGCAAACATCGAAAAATGTCTGCAAAGTCGTCTCCTTTAAACTCTTCAATTTTGAACGACCTAATAACCATCGACTCCCCGGATACTGCCCACACATGATGATCAACCAAGCACAACCCAGTAAACTCTTGCCTCCACCAGCTCCTCCGCCAAACAACAATTCATTTGTCAAATCATCCAGCAAATACTCCCAGGCCTCATTCTGTTTTTTGGTTTGTTCCCAGTTTATCTCCATTTGATTTATTGCCAACGGTTGAAATCTTCACTTTAAAAACTCTGTCGTCTTTATTTCCCAACTCAATACTTTCCGTCGATTTACCAATCTGCCGATCAAGATATTCTCTGATGGCCGCAATATTTCCCTTGGCTCCTTCCCTAAAAAGAACGGTTAATAGAATCGACACTCGCGCTTGTTTTTTGCCGTTTACCGTTTCCGCTTCCAAGCCATGTCCCTCAATCAAATCTTTCATCTGCCTGACTGCTTCCTTATCCTCCTTGCGTGGTCTACCCGCTCCCGACCTCGTTCCACCCGACTTTTTCTCTGCCTTTGACTTCAATTTTGATTTCGTGATTTTATTCAAATAATCAAAATTATTCGATTTTTTTGGCTTGTTTTCCGGTGTAGCTTTCATATCTTTTAATAATCACATCGACATATTTCGGGTCCAATTCCATCGACCGGCACATTCTCCCCATCTGTTCACAAGCCATCAAAGTCGAGCCGGAACCACCAAATAAATCTACCACCACATCATCCTTCTCACTGTGCTTTTTTAAAGCTCTTTCTGCCAGTCTTAACGGTTTCTGCGTGGGGTGAACATATTTCTGCGTGACATCCCGTTTTTCATACCAAACATCCAGCATTTCGTTGTAATCGTCAAAATCAAGATTAAATACGTCTTTTAAATTGTTAATTTTCTTATTTTTATAATGCGCCTTCTTATTCTTCCACCCGAACATGCAAGGCTCATACTGCCGGTGATAATCCTGTCCTCTTGAAAAAACCATCGAATTCTTGAGCCAAATGATAATTTGCGACATGTGCCAATTGGCATTCATAAACGCTTGCCGATTAATATGATTGTTTTTATTGGCAAACCACCAGTACAGCGTGACATCATCGGTGGAGAATTTATACAGATTGTCTAGAATATCGGTATAAAAATCCAGGCAATCTTCATCCGTTTTGTCATCATTAAATATCTTCCCTCCCGTGCCTCCGAACTTAGTCGAACTGTAATCCAGCCCTCCCGGCGATTTGTAATTGACATTATAGGGCGGATCGGTGAATACCAGTCTCGCCAATTTTCCATCCATTAATCTCTCCACATCAGCTCGCTTGGTTGAATCACCACACATCAGTCGATGCTCTCCCAGTTCGTAAATATCACCCTCTTTGGCAATTGGCTCTTTTATTTTTTCATACTCCTTGTCGGCATCAAACTCATCTTCTTTTATCTCAATCAATATATCCGAATCGAACCCGGCAATCTTTAACCTTTCCAAGTCCAGTCCTCGCAACTCCTCAATCATCAATTCTTGATCCCAGTCACTCTCATTGAGTTTATTATCGGCCAAACGATAAGCTTTGGCATTCATTTCATCCAGATCAACAATGATGCACGGTACTTCACTTAATTCCAGATACTTCGACGCTTCATAGCGACCGTGGCCGACAATAATCACATTACTGCCATCAACTACGATTGGCTGATTAAACCCGAAGGTCTTAATGCTGACCATGATTTGTTTAATCTGCTTGGTCGGGTGTTTTTTGGCATTCTTGTGATATGGCTTGATCTCTGCCATTTTTATCATCACTATTTCCCGCATGATTATCGTTTGTTTTTCCTCCGTTTCCATGTTTTTGTTCAAAATTTATAATTAATATCTTCTCAAACTCCTTGTTATTAAACTGGCCTTCTTTCAATACTTTCAAAAATCCACCCTCCAGCCCTCTCACGATATCTTTGACCTTTTTCCGGTACGCTCCCAGTCTTTGGTAATCCGTCGCCTTGGCTCCCTGCAAGAGCCTCAAAAACGGATCTTTAGGAACGATTAGCGAATAATTCAAACTGGCTTTTTCCGGCTTTTCATTTTTGTAAAATATCATTACCGGCAAAACTCCGATTAAAAAGAATTTTGTGTCTTTTATCACCCCCTCCTCGGTTTTCTTGTAGCGATTATCGAAATCAACACGCAGATATAGATTCTTTTCGATTAACTTTTTTAAATTTTGCATAGGGTCATTTTTTCTTTATTAATTCTTTTTGTATCCAGCCTTCTTGGCCAAGCCCATCGCGCAAGCACCCATATTTTTCGCGTCCTTGCTTTCCGAGACATCCAATAAAATATTTTCCACTTTTTGAAAGCCGATTTGCCCCACCACCCCGATCCAAGCCTTAATGTTTTTCTGGTCTTTAATTCTTTCTAGTAAATAATGCAATTTACCCTGTTCGTTATCGGTCAATTTAAAACAAACGTTAACGTTTTTTAAATTATTTTTTTTAGTATTATTATCCTGTTCATTTTGATGAATAGCCGACTGTTCATTTTCGTGAACGGTCTGAGACTGACCGTTCGTATTCGTGAACAGTTCGTCAATCTTCGGCAAAACACGAATATACATTCTTTGTCCAATGATTTTAGTCTCAATATAGCCCGCTTTTTCAATGTTCTTAATCCTCGGCGTAATCGCCCCTTTGCTCTTGATCCGCAACAAGGGCATCTCAAGCATTAAATGCTTATAATTTACCCAGGTAAACCCCTCCACTCTCTCTTTGGCAACCTTTTCATTAACCGTAGTGCAGATGAAATTCAGATAAGTTAAAATAGCCCCCTCGATGATATCGAGTTTTGTGTAAGCTAAAACTAGTTGATTTAAATTTATCGAATATCTCATGTGACAAGCATGGTTATATATGAGTTATGATCTTATAACGCAAGGGGTGAATCCAGTCGGAACCGGACACTCGGACTAACCGACCCCCTGCCTTACAAGACCACAAAGGTCTTGTATGTTCACTTCAAAAGAATAGAAATGTTTTTGGTTTGGTTTTTCTCGGAGACAAACGCTCGATCGTTTTCTCAATCTCCTCGATTCGTTTGCCATCGCGCTCATTTTCTCGTTTTACAATCTGCCGAAATTCTCCCAATAGATAATTCCGCGATTGAATACGAGATTTTAGCCGTATTTTTTCGGCTATCAAATTTGATACACTTGGTTCGCTACTCAACATCATTCACCCCTCCTTTCTTGGCTCCTTGTTTTGTTATTGCTATATCTGGAAACTCTATCGCCAAGTTGGTCTGAATGACTTTTTTTAATTTTTCAAGACCGACTGTCAGTTCCGCTAAACCTTTGAGCTTTATTTCCTCCCAACTATTAGTACCAAACACCACTTCCGACATTTCAATACGCTGTTTTTTGTCGGATGCTCCCGAACTCGGCCAAGCCTTAAATAATTCGTTTGCTATTTTTTCAAGCGTGATTTCTTTATTTCTGATATACTCACGCTTGTCTTCTTCGGTTTTAAACAGTCCGGCTGAATCTCTTTCGTTCATTTCCCTCTTTACCGGATTGGCCAGCATATCATTGATAGCCGGTTCGAAATTGGCAAAGTCGGGATTGATAAATGTCATGCCGTCAATTTGGGTTGATCTGTCTTTAACAATGGTCGCCTGACGATAGACTTTTTTATCTCTGCCCAAAATCTCTTCGAACCTTTCCATTAAAACCAAAATATCCGGCTCATATGCAGTCTCACCCTCGACTTTCATCTTCACTCCGGATTTATATATTTCTCTTTTGCCGGTATCGGCATTGATTTCGTTTTCATATTCGTAGCCCGCTCGACCGCACATAATAATATGATACGGATCGCGAACCAATGGATCG